ATAGCCAAAGAGTTTTGGACTTCACTATCACCTACATTGTCAACCGGTGGTAAGTGTATTATTACTTCTACTCCAAACACTGATGAGGACCAATTTGCTGACATCTGGTTCGGCGCCAATAAATTAGTAGATGCCAATGGTAACGAAACTATTATTGGTGTAAATGGATTCCGTCCATATGTATCTACATGGGAAGCACATCCAGATCGTGATCAAGCATGGGCCGATTCAGAATTTGCCGCATTGGGTGAAGATAGATTCTTACGCGAACATAAATGTCAATTCATTACGTTCGAAGAGACACTTATCAATCCAGTTAAGCTTGCACAATTAGAACCATCTCAACCTATTCGTAAAACAGGACAAGTTCGTTGGTATTCAGAAATTCGTCCACAAATGACATATGTTGTTTCACTTGATCCTTCAATGGGCACAGGTGGAGACAATTCTGCAATACAGGTTATTGAATTACCTACGCTAGTACAGGTAGCAGAATGGAGCAGTAATAAGACTCCGATTGAAGAACAAGTCAGAACAATGAAGAAAATTTTGCAAGAACTGCGTGATGCTGGTAATCCAGAATTATATTGGTCTGTAGAAAGTAATTCATTAGGAGAAGCTGCATTGGTAGTTATTCGTGATACAGGTGAAGAAAACTTCCCTGGTACAATGTTGCACGATCCTAAAAATAGATTACAAGGTAAGACTGGCCGTAGAGCAGGATTTGTTACAACAAATAAATCAAAACTCGAAGCTTGCGCTAAATTGAAATTCTTAATTGAATCAAATAAGATGAAGATAAACTCGCGTGGTTTATTATCAGAACTCAAGGTATTTGTGTCTCGTGGTAATACATTTGAAGCACGTATTGGACAGACAGATGATTTAATCATGGCTATGATTTTAGCGGTCAGAATGACTGATTATATATCGACATGGGATGATAAGTCTCAAGCTGCAATTAATAGTAACATATCTGAATCTAGTGACTCGACATTTGATTCGCCCATGCCGATATGCATCTAATGCTTGAATAAGATAAATAAGAGAAACAAGGATTTAGTATGGTAGAAATGGATGATCTAGCAGGAAAGGTGTTTGCACTTTTGAAGGGCAATGGCCTACAAGTGAAGATCTTTGATGATGCCGGTGCAGAAACTACTGATCCAAATACGGGCCGTAGATTCTTCGTTGTTGATCCAAACATTATGATAACAATCGATGAAGATAGTAATTGTATTGAATTCAGTAAAGGTTCTACAGTTGATGACTCCATTGATGGATTACAGAAGAATATCCGCAAGATAGCAGACGAATTCTTAATGAACTCAAATATTAAGGTCTTTGGTAAAACAATTCAGCCCAGAGATTATGCCTATCAGGCAAAGATGAAAAAGGAAACTAACATGAATACACTAGCGGAAAGTTTGAGCAGGATGTTTGGCTCTGCAAGAACATCACAACAGACATTAGAAAATGTTAGAATCTTAGTAAAGCACAAGACTCCTGTAGATGAAAATGTTCGTGGATCTCGTACACGTCATATCAGTGCAATCTTTTTAGAGTGCAATGGTGAACGTATGCGTTTTCAACACAATTATCTTCCGGGCGCAAGAGCTATGGCACAACATATGGCGCATGGCGGATCTATGGGAGATAAGGTTGGCTCATATATTAGTGAGAGTACTGGCCAACTGTTAACACTTCAATCGTTCAATCGTTATGTAACAACTAACAAGCTCATCAACGAAGACAGTTCTGGAATCGTTGATACAGTTAAAGAGAATATCGAAACTCTACGCACTGAGTTAAAAAAACTTACAGGCTCAAAGACATATGAAACAGTTAAGGCACGTTTAGAAACATTCGAACGTGAACCACTCGCTGAAGATGATACAAGCCAGTTAAAGGAACTTTTTACTATTCGTCGCTTCGATGAAAAATTTGAAGGCGTACTTCCTATTATCAAACAGCTTGTACAAGAGAAAGATACCTTCCATAAGCGCATTGAAGAAGCTGCCGGGAATATCGTTATTATACGTCGTGAGGCACTAAATACTACTCCGATGTTTGAATTCGCTAGTGAGAATGCTCGCTTAGGATTCAAGTTAAATGAATTTGCATTGCGTATCATGGAAAATGATGAGTTATCTGGATTCGTTAATAAGATTGGAACAAAATTATGTAAAGAGGGCACGGTAAATGATTTCGAACGTGCTGTTCTTAGACAAGTCCTTGAAAATGCCAAAGTAGAAGAAAAATCTAAAGAAGGCAAAAAGGATATCAAAGAGGCTGCAGACCTGGTAGCACACTTTGATAAATATGATTACAACTTCTTTTAAGAAGTTCTTGACAAACACACAAGGTTTTCGTACAATAGCTACATACGAAGACCTTAGCAGGTAAGATGCGAAAGGGCTTAACGTGACCCGAGTAGATCGTAGCTCGATTAAAAGCGTTTAAAATTTAACAAAAGCACAGGAAAACAAAATCATGTCAAAAACTCTCGACGAAATCCGTAAGAAATTACAAGCACTAGACACACGTAAAGGCCCAGCAGGCCAAGGCAGTGGCGATAAGACAACATACGCACACTGGAATATCCCCGAAGGTACATCTTCAATTCACCGATTCCTCCCTGACGCAAACGAAGATAACACATTCTTCTGGGCAGAGCGTCAAATCTTCAAATTACCTTTCCCTGGTATCAAGGGTCAAGACGAGAACAAGCCAGTTATCGTTCAAGTTCCGTGTATTGAAATGTGGGATGGCAAGATGACTTGCCCAATCTTGAATGAAGTTCGCCCATGGTGGAAAGATGAATCCCTTAAGAAGACAGCAAGCACATATTGGGTCAAGCGTACCTATTTCATGCAAGGATTCGTAAAGCAGGATCCAATGAACGAATCTGAGACACCAGAAAATCCAATCCGTAAGCACATTATTGGCCCACAACTTTTTGCAATCATCAAGGCTGCATTAATGGATCCTGATATGGAAAATAGTCCTGTTGATTATGTTAACGGAACTGACTTCATTGTGTCAAAGACAAGCAAGGGCGGCTATGCCGATTATGGTACTTCTAAGTGGGCTAGAAAAGAATCTAGTCTTACTGAAGAAATGCAAGCAGCAATTGCACAATATGGATTGGTAGACTTAGCAACATACTTGCCTAAGCGTCCTACTCCAGAACAATTAGCAATTATGTTTGAAATGTTCCAAGAATCGTTGGATGGTGAATTATATGATCCAGCACGTTGGAGCCAACATTACAAGCCATTCGGCTTCGATGCAGGCCCATCCGATGATGCAGATGGTGGTGAAGGTAAGAGAGCATCACGCCCGACTTATGCGCCACGCCCAGCAGCAGTAGTCCCCGCACCTGTGGTTGCTAAGCCTGCACCTCTTATCGTACACGAAGATGCTGACGAACCACCATTTGAAGCAGATGCTCCGGCCGAAGTAGTCAAGGAAACAGTGGCAGCAACAGCGGCACCTACAGCAGGAAAGTCTCCGCAAGAAATCTTAGCAATGCTAAGAAATCGCAATAAGTAAATCTTAACAGCGGGACGGCTAAATACCGTCCCGTACATCTTTAGGAGAACCTATGGCCAAGCCATTTGACATTTCAAAGTTTCGTAAAAACTTAACAAAAAACATTACAGGTATTTCTACAGGATTCAATGATCCAGACACATGGATTAGTACAGGATCTTATGGACTTAATTTCCTTATCAGTGGAGACTTCTATCGCGGAGTCCCGATGGGTAAGGTAACGGTATTCGCAGGAGAATCCGGCGCAGGTAAATCTTATGTTGTTTCTGGCAACATAGCAAAGGCTGCACAAGATCAAGGTATTTTTGTTGTCATGATTGATACTGAAAACGCACTTGATGAAAAGTGGTTAAAGAATATAAATGTAGACACAAGTGAAGAAAAGATGCTTCGTATTGGTGCATCAATGATTGACGAAGTTGCTAAAATTGTTCATGATTTTGTCACTGACTATAAAGCAAATCATCTTGATTTACCAAAGGAACAGCGCCCAAAGATCTTATTTATTATTGATTCAATTGGTATGTTACTAACACCAACTGAAGTAAATCAATTTCAGGCAGGCGATATGAAGGGTGACATGGGTCGTAAAGCAAAGCAATTAAAGGCTTTTGTTTCGAACTGTGTAAATATGTTCGGCGATCTAAATATCGGTATGGTTGTAACAAACCATACATATGCAAGTCAGGATATGTTTGATCCAGATGATAAGATCTCAGGCGGTTCAGGATTCATGTTTGCTTCGAGTATTATTGTTGCCATGAAGAAATGGAAGCTCAAGGAAGATGATGAAGGAAACAAGGTAACTGAAGTTAGGGGTATTCGTGCAACCTGCAAGGTTGTTAAAACTAGATACTCTAAACCTTTCGAATCCATCAAGATTGATATTCCTTGGGAATCAGGTATGAATCCACTTTCTGGATTGTTTGATTTATTCTTAAAGTCTGGTGCATTGGTGAAGGATGGTAATAATTATATATTCACATCAAAGAAAACAGGCAAAGTTATTAAACAGTATAAGAAAGCATGGAACTTAGATGAGGAAAGTATGAAAGAAATCATGAATGAGTTTACTCAGGATGATTTACATGTTGTTATTGCAGATCCGGTAGAAGAAAAAGTAGTTTTAGGAGAATAATTATGGTTAACGAGAATCATGAACTGATTATGGAATTGTGGGCTCGCATCAAGTCCCACATTGCTCCAAAGGAACGTTTAGAAGTAGCAGATATCCTTGTAGTAGTATTTGATGAATTTAGTTTAGTAGATGAAGAACTTCTTGACGAAGACCTCGATAAAGAGCTTAGAGCTGCTGCCCGAAGCCACTTATCGGAACCGATTGAAGATGGTGAGGATGACAACTATAACGATTATGATGGCGAATAAACAATCAGCCACCGAGTTTGGTGAGGCATTAATTTTAACGATCAATAGCAAGGATGCTCAAAAATCTTACACGCAAGTCCAGCAGTTTAGAGAAAATATGAAAGATGTGACTGTGGGTGCCGACTACGTATTATGGATTTCTGAGCCTGCAAATCTGACTAAGGTACATAAGGCTTTGGCAGATGACTTAGGAGTCCCTCCACGTGCTATGGCAATTAAAAGAGTGTTAATGTCACGAACTCAAAGAGCAGTATTGTTAGTCCAGGCAATGGAAATTGCAATTAGGCGGGTGCATCAATTGTGAGCAGCTGGTATTACAAGGTCACTGCTGATCTATCTAATGTAACAGGTTTTATAGATTATTATGAACTAGAATTAGAACAGGCTAGATTAGAATTATCTTTAAAAGGTAAATCTTTAGAACGCCATGCTGCGGAATTACCCGGCTTAGTTGAACAAAGATTTGCACAATTACAAGAAATAGAAGCAGTCCTTGAATACCTAAATATTAAATTAAAGCAGGAGCGGTCTGCCGAATTTAAGAAGTTTCTAGAAGCATACAATAAAACTTTAAGTTCTAGAGATGCAGAAAAATATGTCGATGGTGTGCAAAGCATTGTCGATACCACGTTGCTAGTCAATGAAATTGCTTTGTTACGAAATAAGTTCTTAGGAATAAGTAAAGGTTTTGAGGCAAAGAATTTCATGACTGGGCATATTATAAAATTACGAGTTGCAGGACTCGATGATGCGAGTGTCTAATGGCAACAACAACTTTACAAATACTGGATGAAGTAAACATTCGATTTACTGATCTAGACGTAGTCTGCCGTCGCAAGATGGTGCAGGCATTAGAATTTATACTTCCGTATGCACGACATACGCCAGCCTATAAACTAGGTAGATGGGATGGCAAAATGTCTTTCTGTGACATTGGCGGCCGCTCCTATGTAAATTTACTTGATAGACTCTTACCAATTGTTCAACAGCATGGATATGAAGTTGAAATCGATGATCAACGCATACCCGGTGAAAACTTTGAATTTGAATTGGTTAAGGAAGATACCTATAGTCACATTTGCTGGCCTAAGGGTCATCCATATGCCGGCGATCCCATCTTAATTAAAGAACATCAGCTAGAAGTAATTAACTCCTATCTTGAGAACATTACAGGTATTAACATCGCCCCAACAGGGTCGGGAAAGACCCTAATTACGGCGATTCTTAGCCACAAGGTTCAGCCTTATGGTCGTAGCATCGTTATTGTTCCCACCAAGGATTTAGTCACGCAAACCGAAGAAGATTATATTAATATGGGATTAGATGTGGGTGTATTCTTCGGAGACAGGAAAGAGTATTTAAAAACCCACACAATATGCACATGGCAAAGCTTAGAAAGCCTGGCAAAGAAATCAAAAGAACGAGATTTAGAGATCGATATAAACGCTTTCTTCGAGGGAGTGGTTTGCGTTATTGTGGACGAGGTACACAAGGCCAAAGCAGATGTATTGAGAAAGCTATTGTCGACCTATTTGGCCAATGCGCCGATTAGGTGGGGCTTGACAGGTACAATGCCCGAAGAAGAGGCAGATAAGGTCGGTGTGGTTGCTTGTATTGGTCCATTGCTAGGACAGATTAATACCAGGGAATTACAAGACCTTGGCATACTTGCAAAATTGCATGTGAATATATGGCAGATGCAAGATTTGGGAGAAACAGCATTTAGCAATTATCAAGCGGAATTAAAATGGCTTACAACGAGTCAAACTAGATTAAAGTTTCTTGCAAAAGAGATTATTACTATGTCCGAAACGGGCAACACTCTTATATTGGTTGATCGCGTACAGACTGGAGAAATGTTACAATTACTTATACCAGATTCGATATTCGTTTCTGGTAAGATGAAGTCAAAAGATCGCAAGGCAGAATACAAAGAGGTCCAGGAGGTTGACGGAAAGGTTATTATAGCTACCTATGGTGTAGCGTCTACAGGCATTAATATTGTCCGTATTTTTAACCTTGTCTTATTTGAGGCTGGAAAAAGCTTCGTCAGGGTAATTCAAAGTATCGGTAGAGGTATTAGAGTTGCACCTGATAAGGACTTTGTGAACGTATATGATGTATGTTCAAATTGTAAATTCTCTAAGCGACATTTGACAAAGAGAAAGAAGTTTTATACAGAGGCACAGTACCCATTTAGTATTAAGAAGGTAGATTATTAATGATTATCTATACAAAAATTTCTTATGGTTATATCGAATTATTAGATACGTTCTTTAGAGCAAATGATCTTATTGTTAAATGCACCGAAGGCGAACCAGATATACATAACAGGTCCCTTGCTATATTAGAATATGAAGATAATTCAGATACGGCATATAGCATCACATTTATGTCTGTAAGGCATCTTGGTTTTGAAAATATGCTCTGTGATTATCTTATTCGATGTGGTATAATGCCTGCAAGAATTGCTATAGGTAAGTTGGAAATAAAAAGAGATATGGAAGAGCTTGATAAGAAATGGGAAGAGCATAGAAAACTAATAGGACTGGCAAGATAGGAATTCTTGACTCTAATATATAAACATATTATAATACATAATGTTTTTAAATAACAAATATACTAAGTGGTACACTACTATAATAACTAATGCAGTACATAGAGAACCGTTATTAGAATATATAGAGCGACATCATATTTTACCAAAAAGTCTGGGCGGCTCGAATCATAAGAATAACATTGTTGAATTAACTGCTAAGGAACATTTTGTATGCCATTTGTTATTGACCAAAATGGTTATCGATGTTCAACGGCGAAGTATGGTTTTTGCAGCAAGGAATATGCTGTATGGTAATACCTTTCAACAAAGAGTAAGAATTACTGGAAAGATATATGAAATCATAAAAAGAGATGCTGCTTTGGAAATTTCAACAATGAATAGTGGCAAGGCAGCATGGAATAAAGGGCTACCTGGGAATTTTACAGGAATGAAACATTCTAGCGAAACACGGAAATTAATGTCTCTATCACAGGCTGGTTTATCAAAACCGAGAACCGTGCCTACATCCGATATAACACGAGAACGAATCAGTATAACAAAGACAGACAAAACACGAGCACCATTTAGTGAAGAATGGAAGAAAAATATAAGTATAGGCACATCGGGCGATAAGAATCATAATTTTGGTAAAGAATTTTCTATCGAGACCAGATTGAAACAATCTATTTCTGCAAAGAATAGATTGCCAATTATTTGCCAGTGTGGGAAATCTGTATCTCCGTTAAATTATAAAAGATGGCACGGTGATAATTGTAGGAATAAAATTAAGGATAATAATGAAAATATTGACAGAAATGAATCGGGCCTATGAACTCGACAAGATCCCAAATGAGGTGGAAGATGTGCGATTTTGTGTACTTGATTATTCAGATCCTAAAAATCCAGATTATTTCTTTATACCACTTATCTTCTTAGAAAGTTTCTATGCACCTGCTGTTGTATTGCAAATTGGACAATTCACGGTACAGATGCCATTAGATTGGTCAATACTTGTATGTGATTCAGATTATAGCGATTTAGAATTAATGCCATTGACAAGTCTTAATGATCGTGGATTTCACACAATGGTTTATAATCCATTAAGGCATATGGTACCTCGCCCGCAAGAAGTAACAATTACAAATGTTTATGCAGAAGTAAAATGGTATTTCCCGAAACTAAAGAATGGTAATATCTTAGTTGTACCACTAGAAGATACACCATTTCCGAATTGTTGTCTTTTTGTTAAAGAAATAAACAAATTACCTGACGTTATTGATATTGGAGCACTCTTTGAGTAATGAAGTACAAGATTGGCGCAATTCGTTTTTCGAATTAAATCCAGATGCAGTACCTGCCGAGGAAGAAGTAAAAACGAAAGCATATAAGAATGATTTATTTGGTGATGTCTTACCGGCACTAGACCGCCGCGATATAAAATATTATAGTAGGCTTACAGAAGAGCAGAGAAAAGATATTCATATCTGGCCACTAACACGTTGGATGAGTTCTGTAGCAAACAATTCAGCTGATCGATTATATACTGTTAATGCGATAGTCAATAAAAACTCAAACTTGTTTAGTTCTAGTAAATCTGAAAATTCTTTAGGTTCTAATAGGCATAAAGAATTACAGTGGATGCTTTTAGCTATATGTGGTAGTGGTAAAAGAGAAAAACATATCTGGCCAGGTGCTCCTAAAGGTGTGACAAAGAATCCGCTTGAAATTGCAATATTATCATTTTATCCTTTAATGAAAGATGATGATTTAGAAATGTTACTTCGTATCAACACAAGGGATGACTTAGAAAGTTTCTTTAGAGATTGCGGGTATGATGATAAAATGATTAAAGAATTATTTAAGGGCGAGACTAAAGGGAAATAACCTTGTTAGCTAAAAATACAATGAGACAGGATTACGAATGCAAATTCTGCAAAACAAAGTTTCATAAGGAAACTACGCTTACCACTCATATGTGTGTTAAGAAGCGGCGCCATGCCGATATAAATTCAACAGCTTCCAGATTCGGACTTAGGGCATTTCAGAAATTTTATGAAATGACAATGAATGCCAAGAAGACAAAGACAGCACAAGAATTTATTGATAGCCCGTATTACATCGACTTCGCTAAATTTGGGAATCATATAGCTACATTGAAGCCTATCTACCCTGATCAATTCATAGAATTTGTGATAAGAAATAGTGTAAATCTTAAAGATTGGACTAAAGATTTTGTGTATGATATCTATGTCGATGATCTGGTAAAGAAAGAGCCAGCAACAAGCGCAACTGATAGAAGTATTACAGAAATTATGGATTGGTGTAATACACATAATATTCCGTTTAAAGATTTCTTCTTCAGTGTATCTGCAAATGAAGCAGCATATCTTGTTAAGACAGGCAAAATAAGTCCGTGGGTATTATATCTTGCTGCAAGCGGGGAAGATCTTATGACACGATTCAATGAAGACCATTCAAAGATGATTGGTAAAATTATTGATCCGGGTTATTGGATGAAGAAGTTTAAGAAAGCCGATGAAGATGTTGAATACATTAGAAACATATTAACACAGGCCGGGCTATGAAAGAAATTCAATTATCACCAGATGTAAATTATTATAGAGAAGTGATGCATCTATTAAATGAAAATAGTATAAAACATACTTACTTTTCTGGTAAGAATGTTATTGCTTTCATTAATGATGAAGATGCATCAATGTTTATGTTGCAGCACGGTGGTAATATGAGATCTGCCATAGAAGAATTCAAGAAAACATTCAGCAGGCCAATAGTGAAATGAAAAAGGTTACGACAGACGTTGATGTAGATGTATTCGGTAGAGAAGATATCCTAAAAGGTATCGAGTGTATCTATGGTCGTATTAATCGTGCTGATAATAAATTTGAGAAGCACCCTACAGGTGTCTATTTTCAGAATATCCCGCGTGACCCGATTACAAACATGTCAACGGTAGATCATAAGGTTGCAAACGATTACGGATATTTTAAGATTGACTTTCTTAATGTAAACATGTATGAAAATGTTCGTAATGAAGAACATCTATTAGAATTACTAGACAAAGAACCACCCTGGGATTTCTTTGAGTTTGAAGAAATAACTGACAAACTATTTCACCTTAAGGGATATGGTCATCTGCTACAGAAGTACAAACCACAATGTGTAGAAGATTTGGCAATGATACTTGCTATCATTCGACCATCTAAAGCTCATTTACAGCATTCGTCCTGGGACGATATTAGAAAAGATGTCTGGGTAAAGCACGCCGGCGACGAAAACTATCAATTTAAACGTGCCCACGGTATAGCCTATTCTCTGGCTATTATAGTGAATCTGAATCTATTGATTGAGAAGATGTCGCAAGATTAATCTAGCCTACGTATTAGTTGAATCTGACGTTTCTTAATACGCTTCTTCATTATATTATTTAGGCTCGTCAACGAACCGAACATAATTTCTACATCTTTATTCACCACAGTCTTCATGCAATACCTAAATGGTAGCATCTGACCTTGCAAGAAGATATTGATCGGCAATAATCTATTGCTTTCCCACCACCAAATCTCCCCTAGTTCAAGAAATATCACTTTCTCTTCTGGGCTGCGAATAGATTCATAATCATAGAAGCTTATAATTTTGTCATCAGAATTTTGAATAATGCCGATATATTCATGCGTCTGGCATCGTAATCCACTAATAAAGGGGAATTTTTCTTTAATTTCGTCAAAATTTATCATACGAGTTATTTATGTTCTTTGTAGGTGAATGAAACTTTTTTGATGTTCTTCTTGATAAATATACAAAATGACTAACTATCTCGACATTATCTGGGAACTCTCGTTAAAGAATCAACCAGCAATTGATTACATTA